GGCGACGACGAGGTCTTCTGGAAGGACAGCGAGGGCGTGGTCGCCTTGCTCTCCTCACGGGAGTGGATCATCCAGGCTTCGGCCGAACTGAATCGCCTGCGTGGCATCGTTGCCGACTACGCCGTGATCTGCGAGGAATCCTCGAAAGAGATTGCCGCGCTCCGGGCCGGATCGTGAACCGCCGCCCCGCTCGGTTCAGCCGGCCGGTTTGGGACGCAGCCTTCAGCGGCACGCACGCGCGCGAGGACTTACCAAAGGGCTTACCGCCGTTAGGCAGTTCTTGCACGGCCCGTTATAGTTCGAACGAGCGGCCGGGAGGCGGCCGCGAAAAACCAAAAACCAGAGAAAACCATGACGACGAAAAAGAAAAAGACGAAGTATGAGTGCCTGGGCGGCCCGCTCTGCGGACGGATGGAGTCGGGGCTGAAGAGCGAACTCGGCATCCCCTGCTTCGCCTACACTGACGACGACAACCGCAAGCACTTTTATCGGCTGGCACGCACGAAGGCCGGGGTGAAATACTGGCACTACCTCGGCATGCTGGGCCTGGACAAGAGCATCAAGCCGTGCCTGCGGCCCTCGCCGCACGACGCCTGACCGCTCTCGACAACTCGAAGCCGCCTCACCAGCGGCACGCACTCCGCCGGGTGGCTTACCCTTTCTCCACCCGGCGGAGTTTTTTTGTCCATAAACATGACGAACGCAACTGCCGCTGCGGCGGCCTAACCCCGGAAAGGGGGTGATCGAAGGCTATGGCGAAGAAGGCAAAGAAGGCCAAGGAAGGCCTCAAGCAGAAGTTCGAGAAGGCCTATGGCGAGATGCGAGGCAAGGCGGCGAAGGAGCGGCAGTCCCGCTCGAAATGCCCGTATGGGTGCAAGGGCGATTGTCAGTGCGGAAAATGAAATGGCCGACAATCCATCGACGTTCAGCCAATTCCAGCAATACGTCTGGGCGAGGCTCCCTCCCCGGCGTAACGCGGCTGGCCAGGAGTTGGTTGCCGATTTGGTGGCCCTGGCCGTTCAGGAGTGGCCTGTTGATGTATTGAGCCAGGCCGCTCCCGGTAGTGATGAGGAGCGAGAAGCCCTCGCCACGGTCATCGTGAGCATCAAGCGGCAGGCCGAGTTCATCTACGGGCAGAAGCGTTTTGCGAGCCTATGGTTCATCGCGTTGCAAATCCTCATCCCGATCATCGTCCGGGTCATTCTGGACTGGTGGCGCGAGCGCAAGGACAACCGCGCTCGGCTGATCCTGTGGCGTAGAAAGTGGCACGTCGATGGCGCCTAAACCAAAGCCTCGGCTTGCGCCGATCAAGGTGAAGCCTTCCGGCGGAATCACGGCGTGGCACGCCAGCCCCCATCAGTTCGACCAGTTTGACTCGCAGCACATCGGAACCGGCGAAGGCGCCCAAGCGTACGGCCATGGCCTATATTTCGCCGGGCGGCGCCCAACATCCGAGTGGTACTACAACAAGTTCGCCCACGACCACAGCGACTACGGCAGGCCCGAAGACGAATTCATTCTCGGCAATAGGACAGTCGCACACCGCAGGAACAGCGATGAACTCACCGGCCCAGAAGAGTTGGCGCTGGACATTATCCAGCGGGCGGCCATAGGCAGCGCCCAGCACCGCGATCCGATTCGGCTGAAGAACGACGCACTCAACGAGTATGCCCGGCGCCGCAAAGCGGTCGGAGCGTCAGTCGAAGCGCCCTTGATCAAGTTTCTTTCCCAGGGAGTGCAGTGGCCTCCGCGGGACGCGCATCTTTACAAGGTCAACATTGACGCCGAGCCAGGCGCAATGCTTAATTTGAACGCCCCCGTGTGGCAGCAGCCGCCTGGCGTTATGGACGCGGCGATTGGCGCGGACTTACTCAGCAGGGGGAAGAAAAAGCGGCTTGAAAAGGCCTTCAATAACCAATCGTCCGACGTGACGGGCGGGGACTTGTACCACTGGCTGGCCAACGGGGCGAGCCAATCGCTCGGCCCTGGAGTCCCACCGCGGTCGTGGGAGGCGCGCCAGCGGCTTGCCCACACCATGGCGACCGGGCAACTGCTCGCCAGTGGAGTTCCGGGCATCCGCTACCTAGACGGCATGTCGCGCTCTGGCCGCAACCGAGGCCGCGTGACGAGCGTTCGCACTCCGCCCGGCGAAAACTACGTCATGTTTCCCGGAACCGAGAAGTTGATTCGCATTATTCGGCGGTTCGGCTTCGTTCCGCCCGCCCTCTACGCATCCATGCAGGGCGACAACAACGAAGCCCAGGCCGGCATGATGGACTTCTTCCGCAAGGCCGCCACCGGCCAGCCGATGTCCCGACGCGAGTTTCTGCGTGGCTCTGGTCAGGCCGCTGCTGCTGCTGGCGCTGCGAGGATTCCCGTGCCGGCTGGCGCAGGGGCAGTGCTGCCGGCGGCAACAGCACGGCTCGACCCAAGAGCGATTCTTCCGCCGGCATTTGAGGCAGGGTTTGCGCTACCAAATACCGGCGAACAAATAGTCATGCTCGACGGCGACGCAGTGCTATGGGGAGGCGACTTCTACGGACGCATGTCGCAAGAGCAAATGCTGGCGAATAAACTGATCTTGGAGCAGGCCAGAAAAGCAATGCCTGCCACTACTGATCGCCCCATGACATTCAATCACCTTACCGGCAAGTGGCACGAAGAGGCACTCCGCGCCCCAGTTCCGCCTGGCGGCGACCCAGACACATGGCAGAGGGTTTTCCTTAAGGCCGGAGAGAGGGCGCCAGACAATCACAATATGCTGCTAACCGAGAAGTATTGGCCCGAGGAGGTGTTGAGCAGCGCTTACGAAGGTGGCACGCTGACCTCTCCGCCCGGCTGGGCGCAGGCCGGCAAAACACGAAAGGCGCCGAAGGCATACCGAGGAGAGTCGCCAAAAACTTTGAAGGCCCCTGGAGACGCCATCGATAGGTATGAACAGGACTGGCGGGAAGATCGCATGGATTTGTTGGATTGGGAGCGACGGCAGGCCGACGGAACTAACGCCAAAGAGTTGGCAAAGTCTGACGAGGGGCGCCAGTTGCTGTTGGAATTGGGCATCGCCCCAGGCGGTCGCTACGAAGGTCAAGTGCCGGCGCTGTCTCCAGAAGCGAACGCCATGGGATCAAACATCGGCCTTCCTGGCGACGAGCCGACCGAGCGAGTGGGACGCATTCGCAAACTCCTGTCGGTTGGTGTTCCGATTGCCGCCGCTACCGGCATATCCACCATTGCACAAGCCGCGACTCCAGAGCAGGAGCAGGCCCGTCGCATGGACTTCCTCCGTGAAGCCATGCCGCCGCAGGGCTTCGAGGGCCGCAATCATCGCATCGCCGCCTTGCGTGAGTCTGGTGCGATCCCCGAGCCGCCGCCGACCGATCCTTTCGCCAGCGAGCGTGAGGCCGCGCGAGCCGAGTTGTCCTACAAGTTCCAGGCCAAGGGCATGGACAGGGACGTGGCCGAGTTGTACGCCACCCGAACGATGGAGTTGCAGAGGCCCACCATCTCGGCTCGGTACGTTCACGAAAACCTCGACAGCGACTATGACCCCAACGGCGCCCCGGTATCGCCGGCCTGGGTTCTTAATGCAATGAGCATGCAAATGGCACTGGCCGGTGCCGGGGATCAAAAAACGTTATTCAACAAGGCCGTGCGCAGCATGGCGGGCATGCCCGCGGAACAGGGGCCAAATGGTGAGGCGGACGAATACGCAGGGATGATTCGTCAGGCAGCCCTCCAGGCTATCGAACAGCACACACCGGAGGGGGCGTACAGCGACCGCAGCGGGATTCCGCAGGAGGAGTTCGACCGCCTCCAGGAGTCTCGAGGAGACAATGCCAACTTTGCTTATCCGAACAGGCTTCAAAAGAACTTCGACGCCCTGCGGCAGATCGAGTTGTTCACCGCTGGCGGCGATTTGGACGAGCGGGAAACGCCCGGCGGCAAGGTGATCCGTGGTATAGCCGACGCGCTATACGTCCAGCCGGGAATGGCGGCCGCGAACACGATGTCTCCGGGAATGGCCCCCGGAGCCTGGGCTTGGGGCGCCGCGCCGGACATCAAGGGACGCCTTGCCCAGCCGGTGAGCGACGAGGTCGGCCGAGCAAGAGACGCCCTGGAGTGGTATCGGAACTCCGCCCCGCAGCAAGGCCCCTACCAGTCCTACCGTGACCCAGACACGAACAACGCCCGCTACCGCGCTTACAGCACCACGACGCCGACAGGGCTTTCAAGGGCCATGACGGACGCGGATCGCCGGTACGGGCGATACAGCCTGCCGACGCTTGCCTTCACTCAAAACCCAACGACAGGCAAGAGCGGCGAAATCGCCGACATTCGCCTGCACACGCGGCGCCCGGTTCCCATCATCCCGAGCGGCATGACGCCAGAAGAAGTCTCCCAGGCCGGTGACGCCATTCGGGACTACGACCAGAAGAGCGACGATTGGTTTGCGTCGGGGTATGCCAAGCGGATTGGCGACAATCCCACCCAATTCCAGAACTCGTTCTTCAATCTAGGCAGGAACTCGGGGGACATCGGGACGGCTGGATCGGTGGCTTTAGGCGGAGGCCTTGGCGCACTGCGAGGCGTTTTAACTGGCTCTGTTGTCCAAGGGGCAAAGGGGTTCGGCGCCGGCCTATTGGGCGAAGCATTTCAAGAAGGGCTGGAAGGCACTACTTACGACACCGCACTGACTGGGGCCTTTGGCGTAAATCCGTTCTCGAAGAAAGAAGACAACTCTCTCGCAGTCGGCCCGGACGGCAAGCCCGTCCAGCCATACGATCCGAAGTACGGAGCAACGGTCGACTCCAACTGGGAGCAGGCAAGGAAGGACATGGACTTCACCACCGGCCAGTGGGAAGCAACGCGGCGGAAAAATCCTCTTGATCGACGCTGACATACGGCATCCGAGCCTCCCCAAACTCTTGGGGCCGCCTGGAGGAAAGCCATGTCAGACGAAGTGCAGGAAGTCGAGTCGGTCGAAGTTGACGCAACCCCCGACGAATCCTCGGTAGTTGCAGATAACTCCCAAGGAATTGCAAGCGCCGAGCCGGCAGCAGCGCCGGCCCAGCAGGACGTGTGGAGTGCGTTCCGCGGCCTGCCCGAGTTCCAGGGCCAGGACGACACGGCCATCGCCCAGCGGCTCTACTCCGCCATGCAGCGGGAAGAATCCGCCGCCAGGGCTTTGCAGCAGTACCAGTCGATTATTCCGGTCGCTAGCGAGTACCTCTCCAACCGCGAGTTGTACGAGCAGTGGAAGTCGGCCCAGAACGCTCCGCAGCAGCCGCAGGCGCCGCAGTCCCAGGCCGCCCCGCAGCAGCAGCAGTCCTGGTGGAATCCGCCACAGGTCAAGGACTCCTACCGGCGTTACCTAACCCGCGACGAGTCTGGCCGGGAAGTCATCTCGCCCGACGCCCCGCTCGATGCCAAGGCCGCCCTCCAGGACTACATGGAATACCGGGCGAATTTCGCCCAGAAGTTCCTCGACAATCCCGAGCAGACCCTTGGCCCCATGGTCGAAAAGGTGGCCATGGAGCGGGCGCAAGCCCTTGTCGAGCAACGTTTTCAGCAGATGCAGAACGAGTCCCTGGTCAGCAATCTGGAGCAGCAAAACAAAGATTGGCTCTACGACCAACAGGGGCGTGTATCTGCGGAGGGCCTCGCAGTCCAGAAATATATACAGGACGCGAAGGCGTTAGGCATCAACGGCCCCCAAGCCCGTTGGGACTACGCCACTCGCATGGTTGAGCGGGACTTGCTCCTGGCCAACATGCAGCAGTGGCAACAGCCCCAGCAGGCACCGCAGGCACAAATGCCCGTCGCCCCGCAACCGCAGCCGACCGCGGCTCAGAAGAACATGGAGTACCTGCGACAGCAGGCCATGCGAACTCCGAGCCAGCGGCCGGCCGTGACAACCGACGCAAGAGTTCCCCCGAAGCCGATGACGTTTGAAGAGCGGCTGCTGGCCAGCGCTCAAGACCAAGGACTTCTCTGAACCTTTTTTGAGGAAGTAACAGAATGGCCTCGCCCACCGACTGGAGCCGCGTTATTGGGGTAACGATTGTCAATCATCTCCGCGAGGAGGAGTTGGCGACGTTCCGCAAGTTCAAGGTCTTCGCCATGCTGGAGTCGTCCGGCAACGTGGTGATGAACCAGTCGGGTCGAGGCTTTGACTGGAACGTGCGCTTCCGCAACGCGCCGGTCACTGGTAACACGGGCGACACTCCGCGTACCTTCAGCCGGGTCAACATGTGGAAGCGAGCATCCCTCCCTTGGAGGGGGTTTACGACCAGCGATGCGATTTATAGGCGCGAGATGCTCGAGAACCGCGGCCAGCAGGCGCTCGTTGACGTGGCGTCGAAGATGGCCGAGCGGCTGAAGGAGTCGCTTGAGCAGCACCTGTCGTACCAGCCCTACCGGGACGGCAACGCTGCCGGCGCGGAGAATGATTTCCACGGCATGGAGTCGTTCCTGGGCTTCACGGCCGACACCACGGTGAACGAGTCGAGTTCGTCGGTCGCTCTTGACCGCACTGGCCCCGGCAACACGGCCGACCGCTACGGCTTCCCGGATGACAACTACGCCGACCTCTCGACTCGGCTGGGATACTACGGTGGCGGCCGCATCGGCGGCGGCACTGGGACGTGGCCGAATGTGCCGGTTGATCCCGAACTGGATTTCTACAGCCCGGTGATCATCAACTACAACGCCACGTCCTTTGGCGCCCAGAACTGGAAGGCGAACTGCGTGTCGGCCCTCCGCGAGGGCATCCACCAGTGCAAGCGGAACGACACGAAGGAGAGCCAGATCGACATGGTTCTCCTCGACCGGCAGTTGTACATCCAGTTCCTCAACTCCTTCCAGCAGAGGGAGCGCATCATCATCTCCAAGGAGGACGGCCTCAAGGCGATGGGCTTCACGGACGTGGTGACCCTCGATGGTGTCGAGATTTCGAGCGAGTACGCGGTGCCGACCGGCCGCGGCTACGGCTTCAGCATCGGCAACATGGAACTGCGGTGCCTTGAGAACCAGTTGATGGTGGCTGAAGGCCCCTTCTATTCGGAAGAGACGCAGTCCTATCGTTATGCCTGCTCGACCCTCGGGAACTTCCGTTTCCGTTCGCCGCGCAATTTCTTCGCCCTCGCCCCCATCACCGCCGCTGCCTGAGACAAGGAGACACGTTAGCATGTCGAGCATTTTCAGTGATCCGTTCTTCCGTCGTGGCACGACGCTGCTCGGTGGCGAAACCATCGAAGTCGATGGCAGCAACAAGCCGATTGCCGGTACCGAGATCGTCGGCCAGGTCAAGGTGTTCCAGGACGCGGTGCCAACCGGCATGGGCGAGCGCCGCAGCAACCGGCTCGTCTACTGCGTGGCGGCCCGCTACAAGGGTTCGAACGTGACGGACGCCTCGACGTTGGCCGGCGAGGTCTTTGCCTTCGACGCAACGGCGCCGCTGACCGAGTTCGCCACGTCGAACGCGAAGGCGACGGCCGCAAACGCCAACTCGGGGCTAATGCTCGGCGTGCTTGACGAGTACCTGACGGGTTCGCTCCGCGCGAACGACATTGTCTGGCTTGTGGTCAAGGGGCCGACGAGCATCAAGCAGACGGCTGCGGCGATCAACGCGGGCGTGGCGGTGCATGTATCGGGTACGGCCGGCTCGGTTTCCGCCGCCGCCGGGGCCGGTGCCAGCACGGTCGCCATTGGTCAGCAGATCGCCGGCAGCAATTCGGCTGCCGCGGTCGGCCTCACCCGCGTCAACCTCATGAGCAACTACGTCTGACGCTTCCATCTGCTGCAAGGTGGGCAAAAGCAGCCTGCGGGTGATCCCCGCAGGCTGTTATGCTTTACTGGCATGGACACCCGTACATGCTCTATCTGCGCTAACTCTTACCCCCTGGACAAGCAGCACTTCCGCTGGCGAGTTCAGGACGGGAAGGGGTACTTCACGGCCGAGTGCGTCCTGTGCCGCCGCAATGCCCGCAAGAAGGCCCAGGAGCGTAAGAAGCAGAAGCAGGATGCTTCGCTCCGCAAGGTCGAGGACGCGGGCGTACGGGCCTTCCTGGATGCCGTCACGAAGGGCGGGTCAAACGTCCCGCACTCGGCCGAAGTGATCGAGCGGGTATTCGACTACTTCGGCGGGGTGTCAGGGTTTTCTGCCGTCCTGGTCAAGCAGTACTGGGACAGCCCGGCGGGGAGTTCGGCCAGAAACAAGTTGCTGGAAACCATTTGCCGGCTGGTGTCCAAGAACGTTGACCAGGGCGGGGCCAAGAAGCCCGTGTCCCTGTGGACGGAGGAGGAACTGGAGCAGGAACTCAACAAGCGGTTCGAGCAAGCCGTAGCCGTAGTCACAGGAACAGTCATCCATGTCGAGCAAGCCCAAGTCGTCACCAGGCGGATCACCGCGCAAGAAGCGGAGCAGTCATCCGATCCAGCAGCCGCCGTCGCTGCCTACCGTGCCGACGCTGACCAAGTTCGAGCGGGACTCCCTCAAGGAGATTCAGGGGGAGTTGCGGGATCGCAAGTCCGAGGCCCTGCGGCTCTATAGGCCCAACGCAAACCAGGAAGCGATTCACGCTTGCAACGCGAGCGAAATCCTGGTGATCGGCGGCAATCGGTCTGGCAAGTCTCTTAGCACGTTCGTGGAGGACGCCCGGTGTGTGACCGGGCAAGATCCGTACGACAAGTACCCCAAAGAGAACGGCATCCTCGTTATTGTCGGAAAGGATTGGAAGCACATTGGCCTGACCGTAGTGCCGATGCTGTTTCGTCCGGGGGCGTTCAAGATCATCAAGGACGAACAGACAAAGGAGTGGCGGGCCTACAACCCACAAACCGACTCGCATCGCCGCGACGAGTGCCGCCCCGCCCCGCCGTTAATCCCCAAGCGGTTTATCAAGAAAACCAGTTGGGTTCTCAAGTCAGCCAACTACATGCAGTGCTGCACGCTGCACAACGGGTGGGAAATTCACTTCTTCTCCAGCGAAGGCGAGCCAGTTCAAGGCTTCCAATGTGACCGTGTCCACATTGACGAGGATATTAACAACGAGAATTGGGTGCCGGAACTCTTGGCCCGTATCGTTGACCGTCGTGGAAAATTCTGCTGGTCGGCCATGCCGCACTCGACCAATAACGCCCTCCTGGGCTTGAAGGAGCGGGCTGACGCAAGCGAGCAGGCCCTAGGCGACAAATCCAGCATCCGGCAGTTCAAACTCCGGTTTCTTGACAACCCCTACCTGGACGCCGCCGAGCAGAAAAAGAGTATCGAGCGATGGGCGGCCGTGGGCGAGGACGTGCTTCGCATGCGTGCGGAGGGTGACTTCATTACGGACTCCGTCCTGGTCTATCCCACGTTCGACATGCGGATTCACGGCATCACCAGGGACGAGTTACCGGACAGGGTCGTGCCGGATACATGGTGCCGCTACGTCGCCATCGACCCCGGCCACGCCGTCACGGCCGTGCTGTTCCTGGCCGTGCCGCCCGGCGAGGACTACTGGCTCTGCTACGACCAGTTGTATCTGCGGCAGTGCAACGCCCAGATTTTCGGGCAGGAGTTCGAGAAGAAGGCACGGGGCCGCCACTTCCACGCCTTCATCATCGACGCCCACGGCGGCCGGCTCCGGGACATCGGCTCGGGGCGGCTGCCGGTCGAGCAATATACGGAGCAGTTGGTGAACCGCGGCATCCGCTCGCAGATCACCGGAGCCAGTTTCCTGGCCGGCTGCGACGACATTATCGCACGTTGCGAATCCACCCGGAACGCCATGCACATTCGTCCGGTCGGCTCGCCATTGCTGCGGGTCTTGCGCGACTCCTGTCCCGACCTGGAGCGGGAACTAAAGCGCTACCGCAAGATGGTGAACTACGTTGCTGGAACGGCCATCGTGACAGACCGGCCCAACACCAAGGGCGAGGTTCACTTGTGCCAGTGTCTCGAGTACCTCTGCGCCTACCGCCCCAGTTACCACGCCCCGCCGGCCAGGACATCCGAACCAGAGCCATGGTGGGTGAAGTGGCAAATCGAGCGGAAAAAGAGGCTGACAGACCAACACGGCTCGTATGTACTGTTAGGCCCACAAGGAGGAAACCCCAGTGACTTCAACTGACTGGCGCATGCCCAAGCCGAGCATCGGCGACGTAGTCCTCTTCAGCAAGGACTTGGCGGGTTTTTCCAGCCCAACGGTGGGGTGGGTTATGCAAGAACCCGGTGACTCGACCATAAGCATCGTGACGTTTACGCCCACCGGCTACTCGATGGTCTACAACAGTTGCCACCACCGGGACGACCCGGCACTGAAGCAAGACCACGGCTGGCAGGACTTGGGCGTATGGGACTTTGCACCGTCCACGCTCGCTATGCGCGAGTTGACGGTACCCGCCGAGGTCAAGCCCAGTGGCAACAAGCCTGCCAAGTAGTAATCCGCTTCGGCAGATAGTCACCACTTGGGTCAAGAAACTCAAGGCGGCCCAGGACTACAAGAAGCCGTTTGCGGACGACGCCAAAGAAGCCAGCCAGTTCTTTGACGGCGAACACAACTGGATGTGGCGGGACTCCTATGCCCGTGGCGAGCGAGGCTACAACTCGTCCATCGCCCCGCCTGCCTTTCGGATGCAACTCAACAAGGTGTTTGAGTTGGTCGAGATTTTTGCGGCCGTGATCTACCACCGGAACCCGGTGCGGACGGTCACGGTGATGGACTACCCCGACGTGCCGCTCGACACGGTGGGCCTGCAAGAGCCGCTCGGCATGGACGGCCAGCCGAGTCCCGAGCAAATGCAGATCATTGAGGTCGTCAAGGCGGAGGAGGAGGCCAAGACCAAGCGGAAGATGTCGGCCACGCTCCTGGAGGCCTATCTGAATTGGACGCCCGTGGAACTCGACCTCAAGCGGCAATCCCGCAAGGTCGTGACCGAAGCCATGATCAAGGGCGCCGG